TTATAGGTGCCATGCACCCCCCAAGCCCCTCTTTTAAGTAGAGAGGAAAAGCCAACGCTGATTAAAGGAGCTTAACCAACGACTGTACACCACGAAATCCAGCGGATTTTACTCCGCCACTTCCCCTTCCGCGGAATCCCTACGTGACCGGTTGATCTCGCATTGAACTGACTTTCACGGAGCAATCCAAACTGTACGTTCGGTTTCCCAGAACGTACATGAAAGGTGCTCCAGTACTCGTCAGGTGCGATTTCGTCCGGCTGCAAGGATCTACGAAAGCGATACGCTAACATCGCATCCTCTCTCCCATCAGTTAATTCGATGAGATAGTCGAAAGTACGGCACTTAAAGCCGTGATTCCGACAAAGCCTGGGTAAGAACTCAGACAGAGGGTACAAGAAGCCACCATCCTCCTGGACACCTTCCGGTATCTTAGGGAGTGGTCGATGCGGGTAGTGAGCCACCAACATCTGCATTGCACCTTGAGTCACCCTTGTGGGGCGATCGCAGAGCAATCGGCGTGTCAATCGTGATAAGCGATTGTGCGAACGTATCAATTCAGACGGATGCGTGAGCACCTCGGTCTGGTACACGGGAGTCACATCGATGCCCTTATGGTAATGTTTACCACAGGACTCGAAGAAATACCCGTCCCGGAACGACTTAGAGCGGTTAATGACAAAACCACAGAACTCGAGTATCTCTACCACGAGTTCGAAGTTGTGCCGTTTCACCACAATGTCGTCACCGTAAACGGTGACATCGTGTACGTCACCAAAACACCCATCAACTGAGCCCGCAAGGGCCCAAAAGATAAGTGTCTCAAGCTCGAAGCAGAACGCATTCCCCATTGATGCGAACTTCTCAGTCCGCACCCAGCTTCCGTCCACATAAGTTTCTTTGGACCTCAGCGAATCAAGGAACAGCGCCCAATCGAGCGGCAACAAGAAGTAAATCAATTCCGTGGAGACGGTATCACTCGCCATGCTCATATCAAGCGTGGACAATCCGAGCGCGTAAGCAACTTGTGCGCGCTTCTGATTGATGGACTGATCATCCAGAGTGACACCGAACCGCTTAAGTCGACGACGCATGTAACTGTGAACGGCCTGCTGGAGAAAACCATTTCCAGTAGGCTCGGCCGCAATGCATCTATCGATTTTGGCGGATTTCGGTACCGTCAAGAAACGAGATCCACGAACCACTGTGAAGCAGTTCTGTAAAAGGCTATATGCTCCCTCGGGTACTACTCCGAGAAAGCACGCGGCCCAGTGGGGATCCGCCTGTGTAACAGCCCTTATGAAGGGCAAAGCAGGCGCAGTAACCGAAATGGCTTCGGAGATTTTCTTATCCGGAGTGGCACTTCCACGTTTCAAGTCGAAAGTGGCACCGGGACCCCACTTGCAGTCGGCCAGCACAACGGGCAAATGCAGGTTACCAAGAACTGCGGCTATTTTACGTTGGGCACGGAAAAGTGTGCCCTCCACGCGACCCGTAGAGGGTCGAAGCCGCAGCTCGCGGAATTTAGCATTCGTCCGCATGCAAAGCTCCTCGCTCAATCTCCATCGAGCGAGTGCGCGCGCAGCTGTGTCATGGCTGGTCCTCAATCCCTTGTACTTTTTAAGGTAGTTGGTAATGAGGTAGCATAACTGAAACTCAGCTGTGTCGCAAACCGCAATATCTGCCTCTGACAGCTCGAGTAGAGCGTCATGGTTGTATTTCCAACACAACCAGACAGATAAAGACCTAGGAGTATTGATTTCCTCGCACAGAGCCAGAACAACTGGCTCTAGCGCATCACTGCGTGGCGATTTCATCAAGCTCCCTCCCGTCAGTACGGCATGAGCAGCGTTTCCACCAAGGCCACGTACTGCGCCTCGTTGGCAACGTTGTAGGTCATCTTACGGATCGATTTCCGATCCGTCAGCGACGCACGCTCAGGCAGCACATATTCCGTAAAACTCCGAGGAGTGTACGAAATAGTCGGTGCAGGTGAAATTCCGGAGACCGTGTTATTAGTCACGTTCTCCAACACCGGCTCGTGCAAACCGACAACGGCACGGAAAGTGCGTTGGCTGGAAGACTGGCCTGCAACCGGTACAGGGGGACGCTTCAGCTGATAGCTGACGCGCCAGAACCCGATCGGTGAAGCAGCAGACTGATCTTCCCACCAGAACACACCGTCCTTGTCCGGTCCAAGGGGTACAAAGGTATGATTCACAGGGGTCGCCTGTGCGTCCGCAAGGACGATATTTGATGCGGCCATGAGTTACCTCATAATGTTATTCCCCTCGCGGGGAAGCAGTTTCCATCAGAGATCCAATTCTTACCGGATCTTTTGCCTGATGAGGCTGGCCAGAGAGAGCATCCTCTGCCAACCAAGATCCACCTTCACGGTGGGTGGGCGTGGGAAAGGGTACGCGCCAAGGACTTTTCGTTCAAAGCTAGACTTGCGAACCTTCAGTTCATTCGACGAGACATAGAAATAGTCAGGACCGAAGTTCCAGTTCGCGGCGGGGCGATATTCTACCCCGTCATAATAGTATAGCTCCGACGAGAATCCTCGCACAAAACGCACTTCATACAATAGCGCGGTTTCGGCAGCTCTAAGAAACGAGCCGACATCGTAAAACCAATCTGCGACAAAGGAATAAGGAGTCAACTCCCAAGCTAACGATACCGGATTCAAGCTCGTCCATCTATTGAGCTCAAGTCCAATTGGTACCGTCAACTCAATCTTTATAGTACAAGACTGTTTCCCGTTACCCCGTCTTAACGCTGAGACGGGTCCGCCCCAGTTGGTTGTCGAAAAATATCTCGACTCCCTTATTGGCAGGCTGGCTCGCGCTGAAAATCGTGCGAGGATATTAATGACAACACGGAGCGACTCTTCAATTGAACCGTAAAGGTCCGACATGAGGGGGCGCCACCCGTATTGCCACTCCAACCATGCGTTGGCTGCAGACCTAGTGCTCAGGCGGGAACCGAGGCCTTCAAGCGTTCGAAGACCGCGAAACATTCCCACCACTTGTCTGAACTCAGCAAAACTCACGCCGAGATCCAGACTGCCGCGAACCTTTTCATTAAGGTTCTCGAGAGCCTTGTTGTAGACTAGGTTTCTGTCCCACGTCGGTGTCTGCGGGAAGTCAAGGCTAGGGTAGCCCTTGTCGTAGGCATACAGCGACGTCTTGGTGGGGTACCACTCGTATCTCTCGATGTAAGGAAAATCAACATCGACTTTCTCAAAAGTCCACGGATTCGGGAGTTTAAAATCCCCGTTTACTATGGGCCCATGAGTATACGAGCGTGAACCTTTGCCCCCAGAGACGGTTGAATCAACACGAGTAAAGCCAGCCGATGGGTCGTATGGATTCGTGAGAGTCCATCGTTGCATTGGCCCGGATAAGCTGCGGTAGTATGCAAGCTTACCGGCACCACCCCAAGCAGGTTTACGCTTTTGGCGTTTACGCCTGCCCGGGAGATGGCTGGGATATCCAGTAGGACCAGTTCTCATGTTGTCGCCTCACAATACAGAAGTTAGCCGGTATACGCCACCAACAACGCGTGCAACGCCCATGCAGCGACACAAATTACGAGTGTCAATGCATCAAGGGCGATGTACGGCCGTGGCGGCTTCAATCGGCGCTCCTGTAGCAACCGCGAGAGCTCACGTAGCCCCCGCAAAGCACCGCCCTCCACCAGGCACAGGATGTCTCAGCATCACTTGACATGGTTCGTTTTCCGTGGATTTGTAGTACTCCGCGGGACGAAACGGTGATAAACCGCATCGAGCCACTTAAGTACTGTGGCAAGCCAGATCAAGCGAGACATAGTAGGTCCTGTGTTATATGGCGTTAGTCAGCCGCTCGTACAACATGTCCGTCGCGAGTTCGATGTCGAACAAGTGCACCACGTCGCTGTCACGGAACTCGTAATCCCTTGTAGGGATCCCGAGATCTTGGCAACTGCGCAAGGCGCGCTTGTGATTCTCGACAGCCGATTCATAGGCGTCCACATCGTACAAAGGCATGATTATAACCCCATGGTTGGAGGAGCGGT